AATCGTTCTAATGTAGTAATAGAACTAGAATAGTGAACGGCTGGTACACATCGTTTCATCAGTTCCTTAATTGTTCTGTCTTTCAATTGATTGTCAGAATCAGATTTATCATCAACAAAGAATCCGAATCTATGACGACCATTTCTACCAAAACGCTGTAAGGCTACCTCAGAACCAATCCAATCAGCCCCAGCCTCTTTGTAAATGTCACCCATGTTAAAAGCACCAACAGAGATTAAGTTAATACGTTCTTGTGAGTTATCACCTTTACCTACACCGATTAACGCTGTAACTACTTGTGAACTATCCTCAGTACGTCCCACGCCTCTTAAATCGTAAGAGTAGTCAAAACGAACATTTGTCTTTTGTCCTCGTTCCTCAACAAAGTGAATAACCTTCTCTACGATCTTTGTTCCTTGTAGCTTAACTGTGAAGTACATTTCCATACCAAACTCGTTAGTAACTTGCCTAAATGCTTCAAGTACTGTCATGTAGTCAGTGAACTCCACGTCTTGCGACTGTGTATAAGGCACATCGGCTAACGTGTATCCCACTGTATTGTTTAAGATTGACATTGCTACAGCTTCAAGCGTAGTACTATTAAATGTGTCAGGACGTTGTACATCAGATAGCAATTCAGTAATAGCCGTTTCCTCACAGAAGATTGACTTAATACGACGCCCACTGTCCGTACCGTCACTAACTTCTTTGATAGTAAATAGAAGGTGTTCACCGTCAAGGTTCTTAACAATTACATGTCCCTCTACTTCTAATTTTCCTGAATCAGAATGGTCACTCGGCACTTTAAACTCATATGTGTTGATTCCTTCTAAATTCTCAGTATGCCAGTCCTCAAAATAAGGCAAAGAAAGAGGGTTGCTATTAGATGCAACCCCTACTGTCTCTTGATTCTTATTTAAAATGAATAACATATTATAGCCACCTCTCCTTATAACGAATTTTTACGTCAGCCTTAGGCGGTGAAACTATTAGTCCGTTGTTCCCTACGTCCAATGGGAAAAAGTCACTGGAAGGGTCTAACTCAGTAAAGATAGGTCTACCGTTTAGGTATACAATTGCTTTCTGATTATCAATAGTTACTTTATCGCCTGTCTTAAAGATCACTGGAATTTGTCCCACAGGTTCGTCTACTGTTCTTTCCCACACCTTTAGGTCTGTAAAACGCATAACAGATACAGGGTCACTTTCGCCATAAGCACCAATATGAATCTGTATTTTTGCTAGTTTCTTTCCTGAGTAGCTATTACGAGTATCTGTCCACTCACGATATAATTCAGTGTGATGAAGTCCGTTAGCTTCAATTTTAGAGAAATAAGCCGACCAGCCTTTACCTACTTTAGCTATCCATAAGCAACCATCATAATTTTCAAATACGCCTTTATAATCACCGTAGTTTGCTACAAAGTACTTACCATCTTGTAACGAACCAGCCCTAGCCTCAGCCAGTGGAAACTTACCATCAGGCACAGCGTCAACCATTGCAACTTTACCAATTTGTACATTGTTAGCGTCCAGTAAGTAAATCTCAATTCGTCCTAGCTGTTCAGGGCTTGTAGATTTGAAGGTAATTCGTCCCTCTACAATGAAGTTATCTAGCTGTTTAGGAAGAGACTTAACCATAGACGCACCGTGCCAGCCTGTGCTTTTTCCATAATCTAATCCAGTTTGTGTAAATTCATATCCGTTACTTGAAAAAGTACCAGCTACAATACCACCATCAACTTGACTTGCTGTTGTCCATCCAGTAGTAGAAATCATTTCATCCCATATTTGACGTGGGTTTCTCTCGAACTTTGGTACACTAGGAATATTGTCAGCACCAATCTGTACGAACTTGTCATTACTGATTACAGCAATAGAAGGCGTATCCGCTTTAATGTCAAGGTCAAATACAGGGAAGCACTCAGCAGAACCACTATTAACTACGTTGTAAGGCGTTGTGTCATAAGCTGTCCAACTTAGATTTTTCTCACCGATACTTTCCGCATATGCAGAAGGACATAAGAAACTTATAGTTGCTGTTCCTGTACGGTATAACTCAGCAATGTCAGTATCCCCAACTACTCGTGCCATGTACTGTTTATCAGGTTCGTCTAGAATGATTAAAGGCTGTAAGTCTTTGTAGAATAGCCACACAGCGAAGTCCCTAGCTTTCTTAATCACGTCATTCTGATTAGCCCCAATAAGCATTACCTCAACTTCAATCTTTCTTTCACCTAACTCAATACCAAAATCATAAGAACCTGAACGACCATAAATACGTTCTGTCTTACTCTCAATAGATGGAAGAATTGTATATTTAATATCAGTTACCTTTACATAGGAAGGTAGTGATTTATTTGCAAATTTAATCATTGTATAGATTCCTCACTTTCGGATATAATAAAGAAAAGGCGTACCAGCTTAGTAGCTGAATACACCTTGACTTCTTTCTGAGATTTTGCGACGACGTTCCATTTCGTCAACGATACGTTGAATGTCAGCATCTTCTCTTATAACTACAGGTTCATTAAACTGAACTGTATACTGGTTGCCACCTGAATTAGTGCTACCGAAACTACCGCCTGTCATTTTAGATAAATGCTGTGCTACCGCACTTGCGTATGGTTTCATGTAACGCTTACGTTCTAGTGGAATAACAGCCTCAGCCCCAGCCTCACCAACACCTTGTCCTCCACCTAAGATAGAAGCACCATTGAAGATGTTACCTTTAGCGTTCCAGCTTACGCTGAATGTCGGATAAGGAAGATCAATTCCACCGATAGACTTGTGACCAATACCAATATCAACCTTAGGTAACTTAGGTTTTGGGATAACAATTTTCATAGCTGCAAAAGCCCCTACAATCTTGCTAATGATACCCAATAAGGTATTTTTTGCCGTTTCAATCGGATTCGTGATGGCTGTCTTTACAGCATTAAAGACTGACGTAGCAGTTGATTTAATACTATTGAAAATCGAAGTAACACTTGATTTCATAGAGTTAAAAATTGACGTTGCTGAACTTAGGATACCTTGGAAGTTTCCACGTAAGCCTGACGCTATTGCATTCCAAATTGAAGATAGGAATGAACCAATGCTAGTACAGATTGACTTAATCGTGTTCCAAATAGCAGTCCATCCAGCTTTTACGATATTTAACCCTGACGTAGCAAACCCTTTAAGTGGTGCTAACAATTTACCAGCGAAGTAAATTTGTATAATGTTCCAAATAAGAGTAAGTACGTTAGAACAAATTTCTTTAATATTGTTCCAAGCACCTGACCAGTTTCCTTTCAAAACATTGGTAAATAATTGGATAATATTTTGGATAATCGCAATTGCCGAAGTAATAGCCGATTTAATATTGTTCCATGTAGATACAATGATTTGTAAGATTATTGGCATAACTAATTGGATAATTTGCCAAATAATGTTGAACGCTGAAACTACAACTGGTGCAATATATTTCATACAAAAATCGACAGCCGTTTTAATTAATTCCCATCCACTTGAAGCGATTTGAATAATAGAAGGCATGATACTTTGTAAGAAACTACCAATTGCCGTGAAGGCTTGCATTACATAGCCCCAAATTACTGTACATACCGCAGAAATCTGATCTCCATGTTGTTGCCACATTTGTCCCATCCAAGTAAGTACCATAGCGATACCTTGAATCACCGCAGAAATTAAAGTACCCATTGTCTGGAATGCCACGTTTAGTACTGGAAGTACCACACCAGCAATTTGAGAAATGATTACAGATAAATGGTCACCTAACCAAGTCCATAAGTTACCCATTGTTCCAGCACCACCAGTTACAGTTGCAATTAAATTAGAGAATGCTTGTGACAGTGTAGCCCATGCCTGAGAGATAGGGGCAACGAATGAATTCATAAACATATCTTTAATGTTTTGCCAAATTGTAATCCATGCTTGACGGAACGATTCTGACGCTTGCCATAGGTTATTAATTACAGCAACTACTACAACGATAGCACCAGCAACTAACATAGCTACACCAACCACCGCTAGGAATCCTAAAACGAATTGACCAATAATTCCCCACAGCATAGTGAACCCAGCAGATAAACCACCAGCAAGTCCAATACATACCGCTAAAGGTGATAACAGGGCTGTCAGGGCAATTGTTAAGGCAAGGAATCCAAATATCATTTGTGAAAGTTGTGGGTTCGTTTCAGCAAGCCGTTTCATAAACTCACCGACCGCCTGTGCACCTTTCATAATCCAAAGTACAAAGGTAGTGAATGCTTGAACAAACGGTGTTAAAGCATCAGCCCATGTAGACTTTAGTTCCTCAAATGCTGGTTTCAATCGACCATCTACTTCATTAGATAACAGAACTAATCCGTACAGCATACCAGCAGTAGCAATACCCATTACCATCATTACCTGTTGTGACCTCATTAAGCCTTGTTCAATCAGCTTAACTCGTTCAGCAACTTGTTTTGGTGAAGCATTCTCACCCAACTGAGTTAAAGCTAAGTTAAGGGCTGTACCTCGTCTTGCCGATGCCTCCATACGTTCTCCTAATCGTAAGAACTGTTGAGACAATGGTGATAAGTCTTGGTCACGTAAAGCCTGGATCATTCTTGTAGATTGCATTGTCATTTGTTGCATGTGGTCATTTTGTCGTCTTAACATTTCTAAGTTACGTTGACCATACATTTCATTTAACTGTCCGAATGCTTGTGTACTACGACCAGCCTCTTGTAAACGTTGCACGTACAATTGTAAGTGTCTTGGTAAGTACTGAAATTGCTGTGCAACTTGCATTGACACTCTGTTTCCAGTTTGCCCAAAGCGTTCAAATTCTTGTGTA